TCGTGAGCTCCCGAAGGAGCTCACATTATTTTATTAAGTTAGGTTTCTATTTTGAAGGTATTGAACCGTCAAAACACCAGCACCGCTACCTGTTGCAACAGAATCAATATAAACAGTGACGTCGGATGTACCTACGTCTCTCCAATTTGCTTCTGTTCCAGAATACGCTGCAGTTGCTCTATGATTTCCCAAAACTGTAACTGGTAAACCATCAACATATAGATCAGGATTCCCTGAAATACCAACGTCAAGTGTATTAGTTCCACCATCCCAAGCAGTTTGTACCAAAACATACATATTAATGATTTGGCTGTTTGCTGGAATAATAATCCCAGTGTCTGCTTCAGTGCTGATTTCAAGAATCGCTGCTGACTGAGCGCATACTAATGTACCGACATTAGCTGATGCACCTTCTCTAATCGGTCCCGCTTTTACTGGTCCCGAAAATGTAGTTGTACCCATAATTATAATCCTCCTAGATTATGTGAATGCTGTCTCTAGGCCGTCGAGTATACTCGTCAGCACTCTTTTAATAATTGTATACTAAGGAATTTATAACGCAAAATTTAATTTAGCGCAAGGTATCCCTACGTGTTTGTGTGATTTTTGATAGCGCTTAAGTGGCTATCGAAACTTGAGCCTTGGCTTCGGCTATTTTTGTCTCACGAGTATCTTCGACAAATTCTTGAGCAACGATCTCTTTAATAATATCCTGGATTTTTCTATTAATTTCAATCATTCGGATATTATGCTTCCCTGACTTCAGGTGTTCCTGTTGCCACTCGAGTTCCAAGGACCGTTTCGTAGTGTATAGGTCTTCGGTCATTGCTAACCTCCTCATAGGTTATCCATTTACCAGTCTTGCTAGTAAATCCATCTTTTTCGAACTTTACCTCATTTTTTCCTAGTTTGTCAAGGATTGATTTTTCAATATCTATAGCCGTATCCTCGCAATTAACATTAAAGTCAGCGTAATAGCCGTGATATCGAATCTGTACTCGGAAGTTTTTCATAGGTAATTTCTATCTTTATAGTCGAAATGGGGCGATTTTGAGACCGCCCCATTAATTTTTTAGTTATTAAGCACCTTCAACGCCAAATATTCCTCTAGGGTCGGATACGCCAAAAACGTATCTTTCTCTAGCTTTATATCTAACATTTCCAGTATCGAAATCGCCTTCCATTTTAGTAGTCAATGGAGCTCTGTCGAAATGCTTCATTCCATTAGGAACATCAGTGATAATGTACCAAGCATCAGTATCTGTTAGGTAATTATTCACTCTATAACCTTGAGGAATCATACCCATAGAAACGATTGCATTGATGTCATTGTCAGCTGTTCCAACTCTACCTTGAGATTTCATCAATCTCTCAGCAGTAAATTGAAGCGCAGAAGGAATAATCATTTTTACTCCTTTGGCTGCAACTTTTAAACCTCTTTCATCAGTTAACGCAGCAATGTCAATCAATGCTTGTTCTAATGAAGTTTCGTTTAAGTCTGCTTGAGTAGTTAGAGTGTTTTGAAACGTACCCGCTATTGTAGGATGCGATGTATTAAACAAAGAAACACCATCACCTGAATCATAACCATCAGTTGTTGGCAATCCTTGAATTAACGGATTAACAGCTTTAACTTGTTTAGTGTTAGCCATCGACCTTGCTAATGCTTTTGTGTAACGAGAAGCAAGTCTGTCATAAAGGTTATCTTCAATAGCTTCCTCAGTGATTGCAAATGCGAGAGCAATAGTCTCCATTGTATATCTTGCTGTGAAAGTTTCTTGCGCTTGGTCAAAAGCAACCCCAGAACCTTCTGGTTTAACTCTTGCTTGTGCGAAACCCGATAACATAACTTCTTCTTCAAAAGCTCTGTCGGATGACTCTGTTACGTAAACCTCACTTGCTTGGTTTTCGTAACGTTTATATTCCAGGCCAAATAGTGCATTTAAACCTGGTTCTAGTTCTTTAACTAGCTGATTACGTGATATTGCCATGATTTATAATACTCCTATATACCTTTAACGTTATTTCCTAAGATATGTTCATCGATCATCACTCTGAGAGCAAAGCCCTCTGCTGTAATGTCCGAATGATCAGGATCTCTAGAAACACCGATTATTTTTAGTTGAGCTAACGTGTCTGCTGTCGTTGCCGATATCTTTGTTTTAGATATAAACAACGGTGTCGTTCCAACTGCTGGTACAGAATCTGCGCAACCCCCCACTTCGTTCTGATTGAACGATGTGTCAGCAGACATTATTTCGTACATCTGCAAAGGATTGGAGTTTATGAATGCCACAGCATCTGTTGCTGCAACACTTGCTGGCCAGTAATTGGACCACGTAGGCTTGTTCGATGTTGGGTCAGTGTAAAACGCACCGTTTAGTGAGCCGACGTTATTTGCATCGGTTGCTCCTGATACTAATATTACTCCGTTTGCTGTTACTTGACACATATCTTGATGTGAAATTAACGCAGAGGAAGCAGCAATAGACCACTCACTAAGACCGGCATTGTCGTCTGTCTGTCCAACGTTTTTAAGGGGTCTTAAACCGAACCCAGTCGTTGACGAATTAGCCATAGTTTTCTCCTTTTGATAGATAATAAATTATCTATCGGTTAATAGAATTCGTTGGTTTGAGAATTGTTAAAAAATTAACTATTCTTGTTACCACCGAAGGTTGTACGAGTTTGCCTCTCTTGATTGATTGGCATTCTCTTATCCTGATCCTTCAGTAGATCGTGTTCTAAAGCTTGATCCCGTTCTTTTGCTAAACTAGCATAATACTGAGAACGTTCGATCGCGATCTCGTTCGGTACTCTTGTCAAGACAAGGCCTCCGTGCCCGATCACCCCTTTGTATTTCCCGTCGGTAATAACTGGGTAGTCAAGATCTGGAAATTCGTCGGCTCTTACTAGTTCATAACCGGCTCTAAGTCGACCTTGGACATTTTTCGTGTCCGAGTATCCCATGATCTCAACCCTAACCCACCTATGTCTAAAACCGTTCGGTGCGTTGGGCGTATCTAAGTACGATGGTGGAGTCCAGTGTTTTTTACGTTCAGTTTTCACTCTACTCTGGCTCGCACGGGAAGCTTTACTATTTTCTTTTTGCATATGCTTATACCTCCTGCGTGTTCATAAGTTGTTTCGCATAATCTTCTAGTGGCACACCTAATTTTTTAGCAATTTGTACTTGTGAAGGCGTGAGTTTCACCGTTTTGCGACCGGTCTTTGTACTACGCGTAGCCGAAGCTACGTTTTGTGTAGGTTTACTAGTCGGTTCTATCTTCTTACCAAATTTGTGGGGGAATTCAAGTTTTATTCTTCGTTCCACCTCAGAATAATATTCATCTGATTGTGGGTCATATCCCTCCTCCTCAGTAAGTTTTCTATGTAAATCAAAAGCAGTGTACGTCATAGCTGAATTACTACCAAACCATTTGTTTTTAGAAGCCCATTCGGTTGCTTTCGGATCTGGAGCGTCTAGGTTAGGTGGCATCGTTTCCGCCTGTTTAGGTTGTTCCTTGGCTGCTTTTGTCTTCATTTCCTGCCTAGTTTTTAACTCGGCAAGTTTAGCCTGTTCATAACCTAATTGGGACATCGCTGTAGTTGCTTCTACTTCTGACTTAAGGTCGTTGTTTTCTCTAGCGCTTTTTAATTTCGCTTGCGCCGCTGATAGAGAAGACTTAATTCTATTTTCCATTTCAGATGCATAACCTGTATCTAATTTGGAAACTCTAGAAGTTAAATCATCTCTTTCTTTCATAACACTTTGAGTATACTGAACAGCTTCATCTCGCTGTCTTTCCGCCTCACGCATTTTTTTAGTTAGTTTAGCGATACGTTTTTTAACGCCTTCGCCGTACTCATCCATTTCTTTCTTTTGATCTTCTTTCTTTTCTTCTGTTACAGTTTGAGATTCTTCCGGTTCAGTTTGTACTTCAGTCTTTTGTTCGCTATCTTGAACATCAGGCTGCTGATCAGATTTCGTAGATGAATCATCGGACTGATTATCGTCCTTACTATCAGTTTTTGCATTTGTTTCCTCCTGTTCTACTGACTTTACTTTTTCTTCTGGTAATTCGACTTCGGCACCAGGTCCACTCGTGTCAATGTCTACCATTTTACCTTTTGCTTTTTCTTTTTCGTCTGGCATAGTTCTCCTCTATGTTTAAAAATCATGGAGTATATCTTCAGGGTTCTCCACGGTTGCTAGAACTTCATCATCATTCAAAAGTCTAACTTCACCCCCATCTATTTTAATTCTTGATCCTGCATAACGCGCAAAGACCACCCAATCTTTCTCCTTGCACCAGGGACCATCTGGGTATCTTTCTTTATCCCTATAGCAATCCGGACCCATTCTCAAAACCACTCCACAAGTTGATGCGACTTGTGATCGGTCAATCGCGTCGTCCGTCATAATGATTCCACCTTTTGTTTTTTCTTTTTGTTTAAAAGGTAGAACTAACAATCTCCATCCCGTAGGAAGGGGAAGTCTCGATGAATCTTTTTTGGTTGGTTGAACCCCGACTAATTCTTTATTTGGTAGGCTTATCTTTGGGGGCGCCTTTGATGTCGATAATGGTTCCTTTTGTGTCATAATGCTCCTTTTTTTCTAGCAGGCTGGATATCTCCTGACTCATATATTGATACGTTCGTATCTGTCCTAACATATAGTTGTATTTTTCCATATTGTCAACACCTCCAGATACCATAGTTGTAACTACGTCCTGGTGTCGATCGCTAACAATTTTCTTTAATTTACTGATTAATACTAGGTCTTCCATAAATTCTTTCTAAATGGAATATTAAAAAATTACCAACCTTTAGTAGCTAGTTTTGGTTTTCCTTTAATTAATCCACCTTTAGCATAGCCTCTTCCTCTCATTCCCATATCGGGTGAATAAAAGCCATGTTGTTGTGCTCTTCTTGCAGCGTCTGCAATTCTTCCACCACCCTGTGCTCCAATGGCTCTTTTTATTTTTTTAGCTGTGCCACCTGAGAGTTCGGGTAGTTTAATATTAACTTTTTTCTTTTTCCAATCGATTGTTGGTTTATCTTTTTTTTCACCTTTCAGAAGTGTTGAATATTTTTTGCCTTTATGACTAAATTCTTTTTTACCCATTTTTTTAGCTAGTTTAAATTTAGCCCCTCTATCAGATAACTGTTTACTTGTGTCACCCGATCTTGCTCTTTCACGCTTAGTGTGTTTTTTTTCTGCTTTAGCTTCTTCAGCTTTCGTTCTTGTGTGGTATTCTAATTTGCCTCTTTTTTTGCCAAACCAGCCTTCGCCTTTATCTTTAGAACGAGTAGATGTAAAAGTTTTTTTGCCACTTTCTTTAGCTTTTGTAAATTGTTCGCCGAAAGTAGGTGCTATTTTTTTTCTTATTTTACCAAAAAATTTTTTTATTTTACCTGGTTTTTTTTCTGTAGTAGCTGTAGTTGTGCCACCTTTTGCAGTGACTCCGCCTCTTTTATAACCTGTTCTAAATTGTACTGATCTTCCTGACATAATTAACCTCTTCTTCTAAGTTCTCTGACGATTCTTCTTTTTTCATCACTCAGATTTGCTTTTCCTCTTGGAGTACGTGCTCCTTCAGCGTCTACACGACCTAGTTCTTCTAGTCTGTTTTCTCGTCTCGTATTTACTTGACCACCGCTTTTGTAGCCGTAACCAGGGACTTGTTTATTAAATCTTTTATTTGCCATTATGATTTTTTCTCCTTTTTAATTTTTACTTCTTGTTTCGTTGAATATGTTTTATTTTGTCTCTTTTTTTTCGCAACAGCTGCTTCAAATTTCTTTCTATCTTTTACTCTTGTTTTCC